TTCTTCCAGCGCACGTTTATATAATTGCATAAGATTTTTTTGCATTTTTTATTCCTTTTGTTTAGTTAAATTCTAAATTCTGTATTTGCACGAATTTGTTTTGGTGTTTTACCGTATGCCCTTACCAGTGTCGGCATCATAGATATCGCACCAGCAACAGCATCAAGTCCGTCATCGTGCTCTTTGGAACCAACTGGTGTAAATGCCAACATTTCTGAAAGCAACATTGTTTGTTTTACTCTTTCGTGCATATAAAGATGCCCTGTTGACAACAAGGGTTCCAAAGCATTCAAAATTCTTGTTTCTTTTTTGATGTGATTAGAAATTTGCGAGATATTTATGCTTGTTTGTTTTTTTATCGCTATATCACGCATAATTTCTGGCAAAGCATTGCCAATTCCGTTTGTTTCGACACCTATTCTATTCAGATGATATTTACGCATAAAATCGATAACAGCACTACATTGATTGCTTAACGGATGAATATCTTCGTCTTCGACCACCATGTACATAATATCGTGAACAAAGACATTTCTGTTTTTATCATCACGATATATAAGCGCACAAACGCTGCCGTCGTGATTTTGTCGTCCTGTTGACGGGTCCCAATAAAATGCGAGCCCGGTAATATTGTTATCACCGATTCGCGCGGTATAGATATCAAAGTCATCTGAATAGAAATGCACAGCCCCTGGATCAAGGTGAACTCGCTCTTCTGAAACATATTCGAGCATCATTTGGGCTGAAAAATGTCGCGGGCCAACAGTGTCTGCTAATTCATGTATTTTTTCAACTGGGAAAACCTCTGGCCAGGCCGGATTTCCGGCACTATCCATGATTGGTATTTTTAATTGTTTATACCCCCTTAAAAAAGGTATTGAATTCTGAAAATTTTCGTTTAATCTAGTGAACATGGACTTTACTCCGAAAACTTTACCTACTAATTTAGAAGCCGAACAGGCAGTATTGGCCGCGGTGTTGATGAATAACCGCGCATTGGAATCTGTGTCTGATTTCTTGTTGCCGGAACATTTTTCCCATCCTGCACACCAGGAAATTTACAGGCTTGCCATGCGACAATTTGCTGTTGGGATTCCATTTGATATCATCACTGCCAAAACCTATCTTGAACAACAGGGAACACTAGAAAGCGTTGGCGGCGTTGAATATTTATCTAAACTGGCTTCTGCTGGTTCTACAGTTGTTAATGTTGAACATTATGGGCGCATAGTTTTTGATAATGCGCGTCGTCGCGATTTGATTCAACTGGGGCAAAGCATTATTGATGATGCATACACAGAAGATTTGGACAAGACCGTAAATTCTCAAATTGAATCCGCGGAACAAAAACTGTTTAATCTGGCATCCACAGGCCAAAGCGAACACAATGTAGTATCATTGGCCGACGCATTGAAAAGCGCATTACAAGAAGCAGAAATCGCATATAAAGCCGATGGAAAATTATCAGGTCTTACCACTGGTTTGGACGATTTGGATAAATCTATAAGCGGTTTACATCATTCTGATTTACTTATTATCGCTGGTCGTCCAGGTATGGGAAAAACTACATTGGCGATGAATATCGCATTTAATGCTGCAAATGCGATACTGAACGGACGCGCAAACACACAATACAAAGGCGCGGTTGCATTTTTCAGTCTTGAAATGTCATTTGCTCAGTTGGCAACACGTGTGTTATCTTCCCAGTCAAAGATCCCGGCAAGCCATATGCGCGAAGGACATTTGACCGATGAAGATTTCATGAAAATGTCGCAATATAGTGAAGCATTGTCGAAAGTTCCTGTGGTTATTGACGACACCGCAAACATGTCTGTTGCTGCGATAAAAACGCGTGCACGCAGAATTGCCCGTCAATTTGGAGGCATTGCATTGATTGTTATCGACTATTTACAGTTGATGACTTTGCCTGGTGGAAAACATAATGATAATCGCGTTCAAGAATTATCTGAAATCACACGTAGTTTAAAAATTTTAGCCAAAGAATTGGATGTCCCTGTGATAGCGTTGTCCCAATTATCACGTAGTGTTGAACAACGTGATGATAAAAGACCTGTGCTATCTGACTTACGTGATTCTGGTTCAATCGAACAGGATGCTGATATTGTTATGTTCGCATACCGCGAAGAATATTATCTTGAAGGTCGTTCCCCAGATAAAAAACTTTCCGGTACCGCATCTGAAACATCTATGCAAAATTGGCAAAAACGTTTGGACAGTGTTCGCAACAAAGCAGATGTTATCATCGCCAAGAACCGCCATGGTAAACCAGAAACTGTCCATCTGAGTTTCACTGGCGAATATTATTTGTTCGATAATCTTAACCAATTTGGCCCTCAACCAATCCAAGATTCTGGTTTTGACAATCGGTTTGCATCGCCTCAATCCGATACAAACACCCCGACAGTTGCCGACATTAACGACATCCCGGACGACATGATTTAGATTTTACTTGCCAAAGCCTGAAAAATTGACTACTATTTTGTCAACAAAAGCATTCAGGAGACTAGCCATGGCACAAGAAGAAATCATTTTTCCAAATAATATCCGCACCATTCGCGCCAGCAAAGGCATGAAAATGACAGAATTGGCTCGTCGTGCGAATTTGTCATTGTCCGCAGTATCTAAGATTGAAAAAGGTGTTCGTCGCCTCAATCAAAAACAATTATTAAACGTTTGCACAATATTAGGCTGTAAATTATCTGATATATTTATTCATGAATCAGATTCTGTCGCACAAAATTGGCAAAACGAAATCAAACGCCGTTTGACAGACAATGAAGACAGCGGTTTAAAAATATTTGGTTCTGGTCTTCGCAAGATTCGTCAGCGCACCGAAAAAACTATTGCTCAGGCAGCACATGATGCAAACATGACATTGTCCGTATATCACAAAATCGAAGTTGGACAACGCGAAGTTTATGAAAACGAAATTGATGTTTTGGCACACGCTTTTGGATACAAAGCATCTGAATTGTTTGACGAAATCGCAAAACTTTACAAGGCCGGTGAATTAACAAAACAAATTAACAAGGTCAAAGAACGTGTTAAATCTGTTTTGGAACCGGTAAACCCAATTTCTGGTTTGGATGTCCATGGCGGTCTTTATGGTGCACAGTTATATGATAATGCCCGTAAAAAATTAGTTCCTGTATTTGGGAAACCTGCTGGCAAATCTATTAAACTTAAAAAATCTGACGAAACAATGATTGTGGCGCCGAGTGCTTTGGAAGGCCACAGCGGAATATATGCTGTGATACCAAATTCCAAAAGACTTGGCGGCTTTATTCCTGAATCTTCATATGTTTTTGTAGATGCTAATTCGACACCAAAAGTCGGTGATTTGGCAATTTGCATAAATGCTGATTTTGAAAAAATGCCACTTGATGATACTGCTGATGCCCAGGTAGCGGTCATTCGCCAGGATAGTCATGGCAAAATGTTCGGCCATATATCTAACCCTGATGAAAAAGTTTCTGCTAAAACATTTCACAAGGTTGTTATGATTGTGATGCAATAAAAACGCATATTGAAAACGGAGGGGGCAAAAATGCAACAACAGGCACATACAGTCGCACAACGTTTATTAAACCTTTATCGCCAGGCTCATGTTATTGATGGCGGTTGGGCCGCGGTTAACAAAGTTTTTGTTGCCGAATCAAATGATGACCAAGTTATTACCGAACTGGAAAGCATGCCTACTGGTAAAAAATTAGTTGCCCATATAAATAACTTACGCAGTGGCAAAACCCCTATGGATTCCATAGACAAAGATTTATTGCCTTATGGCGGATTGATGTCTGGTATGGTCGCGAACATTTCTCTGACGGAAGAAGAACTAGACCAATTAAGACAAGTATTAAATTCCTTTCAACCAACACCTGAAAATTTGGACACCGTCAAACATTTACCGTTTATCCAAAAATTTGGTAACGATTGGATTAACGATGTAAAATCTGCGATTGCATTTGACAGAGATTTGGTTGCTAAATGGCAGACAGTTGTCCAAACAGACAAAGCATACCGTATTTGGGACAGCGCCAAAGAACTTTTGTCTGAAACACTCACAGAACGTAATCGTGCACAAATTCAAGCAGACATGCCAGAATTCGAAACATATTTACCTATGTTTGGCGATGCCGGCAAAGAAATGTTGTCTAAACTTCGTACGTTTATGTCATCTCTTTCCTAATTCAATCGATTTTGTATATTGTATCCTGGGTATGTGGTGTTCCTATAAAAATCATCGTTCCATTTGGCGACAATATAAAATCTAGTTCACGCAATCTTTCGCGCAGGTTTATTCTTTTTTGCTGGGTGTTGCATGTATTTGGGACTTCTACGTCATCGCATATAATTAAATCAGATCTCATACCTGTTATATTTCCAGAAATTCCCTGACATATAACCGAAGGTTCCCTGATTCCTATAGGGCGTTTAATA